CGCATGCAGGCGGTGCTCATCATCCGGCGGGCGGCGTATCGGATGTTTCCGCCCCTGACGGCGGCGCTGCTGGACATGCGGCTGCGCGAGTATGGCGCGTCGCTGGTTGCGGAGATGGCGCGACTAGAGAGGGGCCAGTGATGCGCTTCACGTATTTCTGTCCTGGCTGTAACTACCGCTTCACGGCATCTCGCCTCCGGCGCTGCCTGGATTGTGACCGGCGCTACTGTACAACCTGCATCAAGAGCCACTGCGCGCAGATGAAGCATAGCCAGGAGCCAACGGCGCATCAAGCGAAACAAGTGCGTGATGAGCAGGCGAAGTTGGCGGCGTGGCAAGCGAACGCTGGGAAGGAGTGTGAGTGATGCGCAAGCGAGTGAGCGCGCCAACGCCAACACCAGCGACCGTCACGGCGGATGCGCCCGTGCCACCCGGCTACCGCGTGCTGGCCATCGGCGGCGGCTGGTTGCCGGTGCGGGAGAAGCGGCCTGGCGTGTATGTCGAGTTGGCGGATGAGACGGGCCAGCGCGGGCCATATCCGACGCAGGCGCAGGCGCTGGCGGTCATCAAGGCCAACCCTGGCTGGCGCAAGCGGCAAGCGGAGATGAAGCGCGCCAAGGCGGCGCAGGCGCAAGCGGTGGAAGCGGCGGCGCAGGTGAGCAAGGGAGGGGAGCGGCGATGAGTGGCACGACGGGCGGGCGCTATGCGGCGCAGACGAGCGTGAGCGCGGACAAGAGTCGCGCGGAAATCGAGCGGACGCTAGCGCGCTATGGCGCGGACGCCTTCGCCTACATGACACGCGGCAATCAGGCGATCATCCTATTTGAGATGGGCGGGCGGCGCATCCGCTTCCTGTTGCCACTGCCAGAGGAGAGCGCATATCGCCTCACACCGACACATCGCACGCGCACGCCTACCCAGCGGCGTGAGGCGTGGGAGCAGGCGGTCAGGCAGCGATGGCGGGCGCTGGCGCTCATCATCAAGGCCAAGCTGGAGGCGATTGAAGCGGGCGTCTCAACGCTGGAATCAGAGTTCCTTGCGCAGACGATGCTACCGAGTGGCGCGACGGTAGGCGAGTGGCTAGAGCCACAACTGGACGCGGTATACGACAGCGGGCGCATGCCGCCGTTGTTGTTAGGCGCGCCATTGGATAGGGAGGGAAGCGGCGATGAAGGTGATTAGCCTCTGGCAGCCGTGGGCAACGTTGATGGCGGCGGGATACAAACGTATCGAGACACGCTCATGGTATCCGAGCAGCCTGCGACATGGACAACTCGTCGCCATCCATGCCGCAAAACACTGGACAGAGGACGAGCGCCAGGTGATTGAAGAGGAGCCTAGCTTCCAACGCTATCTTCAACTATCCGAGCGCCGTGGCCTGTGGAGCTTCGACCAGCCGCCGCTCGGCTGCGTGGTCGCTATCGCGCGCTTCGGTTACGCCGTGGAGACAAAGTACACCACGTACCGCAGCTTCAAGGGCAAGATCGCGCCAGAGCGCGAGGCGACAATCAAACTATGGACTACCGACACAGAACGCGCCTTCGGCAACTACGCCTGGGGTCGCTGGGCTTGGGTGTTCTCCGAGGTACGGCCACTTCAGCCGATTTCTCTACGTGGCCAGCAAGGCATCTTCAACTGGACGCCGCCCGTTGATCTGGTCTATCTAGGGCCGCGCAACACCGCGAAGGAATCGAGCGTGAGCCATGCGCGCCGATGAAGTCCACGGCTGGCTCCTGGCGGCGGGCTGGGCGCCTGACCGCGTGCGAGGTAGCCACCACATGTACCGGCACGCGCGCTACGCCCGCCGCCTGTGCGTGGTGGTACATGGCCGCGACGTGCCGCCGTACCGGCTGAGGCGCGTGGTGAGCGACCTGACGCACATGGGCGCGTGGGCGCAAGCTGAGGCGTTCGCGGCGTGGGCAGGCGTGCGCGGGGCGCATGGGCGGCGCGGTAGTCAGCCGATGGGGCAATCGAGTGACGGGCAACAGGAAGGGCAGGTGACGGCGTGATGGTCGTAACAGTGATCCCGGCGCTGCTGGACGCGCTGGCGCTGCAAACGCTGCTGGCGCTGGCGGTCGGGCTGGTCGGCTTCTGGGCGTTCGTGCTGGCGACGGCGGTCGTGGTGGCGCGCATCTGGGCGCCAACTGATGAGCGTGAGGCGTAGCGATGTACATCAAACTCCCCTGCTCTAACTGTGGCGAGATGACCGAGTTCGCCTGTAGCAGTTGCCGCCAACCAATGTGTGTGTATTGCACACGCGCATGGCCAGCGGCAAACGGCAAGCCTGGCGCGACACGTGGCTATCGCTGCTTGGCTTGCGAGAAAGGTCTGCGCCAGCCGGTCAAGGCGAAGCGCTTTACGCCAACGGTGACACGTCACTATTTCTGCGGCTGTGGCGCTGAGATCGCGCACGTGACCACGAAGCGGTGGACGCTGGCTGATGAGGAGCGCGTGAAATGGTCACATCAGAAACACCAGCGTCAAGCAAAATGTCTAGTTGCGACATATGGTTGCGAGTTCAGTTACTCCTACGATGATGACGACCCACGCGCCAAGCCAAACCTGCGCAGACAAGCCACCACGGCCAAAGCGCATCGCATGTTCCATCGGTTGCTAGACGATGGATGGTTCTTGGGTGAGTAGGAACGGAGATAGCGTAGGCGTGGGCAAGCGTGTGGAGTGGTATGACGCGGCAGGCGAGCGTTGGTGTTCGGGTTGCCGCACCTACATGGCCGTTGAGTTATTCCAGACGGCGGGGCCATCGGCGCATACGCCGGACAAGCTAGCGGCGCATTGCAAGGTGTGTCGCAGGCGCATCCGGCGGGCGCAGTATCAGCGCCACCGGGCCAGGGAGATCGCCAACGCGCAGGCATGGCGAGCGGCCAACCCGGTACGGTACCGCGCGACACAGCGGGAGGCGTCGCGGGTTGGCGGGCGATGAAGCGGACGCGGCGTGAGTTGGCGCTAATGGCGGCACGGGAAAGGGAAGCATAACGTGAGCAAGATGAGCGACAAGGCGAACGAGCGGACACGTGACGAGCGCGGCGGACCATTCAGCGAGGAGCAGGTGGCGGAACTCTACGACATGATGCGCGGTTGGCAATACGACGCCGCAATTGCGCTGCTGACCGAGGACAACAAACGCCTGCGCGCGGAACTGGCGGTGACACAGACTGAGCGTGACGAGGCGCAGGAGTTGTACAACCTCACTGGAAATGAGGCTGCTAGCCTGCGCGCGGAACTGGCGGCGGCGCTCGCAGACCGTGATGACTTCGCCGAGGCGCTGGAGGTGCAGACGGCGGCCACCCGACGCGAAAAGGCCCACGCTGAGGCGGCGATGCCGATTGTGCGGGCGGTGGCGGCGTGCGACAACAGTGATGATGTCGGCTGCTTTCAACTCTGCCCGATACGTGACCTGCCCTATCGCGGGGCGGATGGGAAGTTCTATGAGCATACCGGCCCGTGCGTGTTCGAGCAAGCCCGCGCGGTGCTGGCCTCCACGGCGCCAGCGGCGCAGACGGCGGATAGCCAGCCGCCATCTGAACCGGTCGCTGAACCGATGGCGGGGCAGTTCCAGCGAATGATGGAACGCATGGGTGCGCGCTTTGTGGATGCGAGCGACCCAGCGGCGGACGGCGCGGCGGATGGCGACGGGAGGGAGTAGGCGGCGATGAAGTGGACACTCCAGGCGTGGGTGAGCCTGGCGCTATTCAAAGCCGCGCATGTGTTGCTCCAGTGGGCGGCGGCGTTCGCGCCAGAGGCGCAAGGCGAACTGCGCCTGTCTCTGCGGGGTAGTGACGTGAAGGTGCGATGGAGCAGGCCGGACGCCCGCCAGGGCGAGGAGTGAAGTGAGCGTGACGTTGACACGAACTGAGGGCGATGAGGGGCATGGGCGCTACATCGAACTCTACGACGACCACGAGGCGACGACCTATGACATCGGCGCAGGTATGATCGGTATCACCATCTCTTCAATCGTCGGAACGCAAGAGGCAATCCTAGACGCCGCCGAAATGGAGCAGGTGATCGCCGCTTGGCGCGAGTTGAATCCAGCGGCGGATGGCGGCGGGAAGGGTCAACCCTGCCCGCAGTGCGCGGGGTCAGGCGCTATCATCGTCACCTCATTTGCGCTCTTTGGGGATGGCAACGTGACGGCAGAGCAGCATCCCTGCCTAGCGTGTGGCGGGACAGGGCGCGCGGCGGATGGCGACGGGAAGGAGTAGGCGGCGATGACAAGACGCTATACAGCACAGAAACTGGCATTTGTAGACATGCTGGTGATTACCCGCCATGATGAGCCGGTCTCTGTGCGGGTGGCGGTGATACAGCCGAGTGGGCGAGAGAGCAGCGTGTTTCTAGCGGCTGAACAAATGGATAGGCTCTGTGAGATGTGGAGCATCGAGCGCATGCGCCAGACGATAGAGGCAGACGCCAACAAACCAGCCGCCCACCAGGGCGAGGAGTGAGGTGAGGGAGCGATGAACAACGCAGGCCGAGAACTTGATTTAGAGATTGCCGAACGCGTCATGGGGTGGCGCTGGCTTACAGGCAATCACGGAGATGTCAGCAGTTGGCGGGGCGAGCAGCGATGGTTGCTCCCGCCAGATATGGCCATTCAAGACGTGCCAGCGGGTGAATGGGACTATTACGCCGCTGAGGAGGATGGGCGGTACACACTCGTTGACGTGCCGCGCTACAGCGCCGACATGGGCGCCGCATGGCGGGTTGTCGAGCACATCCTGTCAGATGATGGCCCGTATGCTGACTACAAAATGTCGTTTGGCATGGAATACAGCAGCGTCATTGATTGGGTCGTTGAGTTTGCGCCAAGGCGCAACCACCCGTTGGCGCGCGAATACGGCGGCCCACTCCAAACCTCAGATACCACCGCGCCGCGCGCCATTTGCGCAGCGGCGTTGCGATGGATCGAAAGCCTACCGCAACCAGGAGTGAGGTGAGCGCGCGATGAGGTGTCAACACGCCAATGCTGTCATCAGCGAACACTACGCCATTGATAAACAGTTCATGTTCGTGAATGGTGTATTGGTAGACACGGTTAGCACTGATTGCGAGCTGACAGGGTGCATCACCGTTACCTGTCAGGCATGTAATCTCTCTAGGCGCTACCAGTCACATCGAGCGCCCAAATGGACGCAACCACTACTGCGCCAGGTAGACGCTAACAAAGAGTGATTTTCCAGCGTAAGCCGCTCGCAAGCTGCGAACGCTGAATGTAACCAGGCTCATGCGCCACTCGTTTGTACAATAAAGGGACGGTTACTGTATAACCGGGTCACTGTTCAGGAATTGAGGGGGTCGGAAGATGCCACGAAGGCGCTTAAATCCCGCACTTAGACAAGCGGTCGGCGTGGCATCGCATGACCCATCTCACTTTGTGGTCGCGGGGTACCTCCGGGTGTCCACTGAGGAGCAAGCCAAATCGGGGCTAGGGCTAGCCGATCAACGCCACCGTATCGAAGGGTTGGCGGCGGCGAAGGGCTGGCCCGCGCCGGTCTGGTATAGTGACGAGGGCATAAGCGGAGCAAAGGAAGCGGCAAATCGCCCCAACGTCGCACGCCTCATGGCAGATGTTCGGGCTGGACTCATTCAGGCTGTGATTGTGCTTGACCTGTCACGCCTATCGCGTGTGACGCGGCTCACGCTGGAACTGGTGGATGAGATGCGGCGCGCGGGAGTCGCTTTCGTGTCCATCAAGGAGAGCTTCGATACCGACACGCCATCAGGCTACCTCATGATGACGATGATGGCGGCGTTGGCGGAATACGAGCGTGAGTTGATCCGCATGCGGACACGGGCCGCGTTGGGGGAACTCAGCCGCCGTGATGGCGACGCGGGCGGGCGCCTACCGTTTGGCTACGTGCGGGATGTAACCATGCCGAATAAGGTGCGAGTGGAGCGAGCGGCGGCGCAGCGGGTGCGGCGTATCTTCGCGTGGCGAGACGAAGGGCTAACCCTACGCGCCATTGCAGCGCAGCTCAACAAAATGACCCAAAGCCCGCGTGGCGCACGTTGGCATGCGTCCAGCGTGGCGGCGGTGTTAGCCAATGAAGCGGCCTATCGCGGCGGCTTGCGTGGGGCCAGCCAGATACACTGGCCAGTGATCTTGCATGAGGATAGCGCAGCGGCTGGCGGCGCTGCTGGGCATTGAGTGATGAGGCGCAACGGGTTAGGCGCAGTACGCGCCACGGTTGCGGCTTGTGAAGGAAGGTGAGGGAGAGGTGAAAGAGAGTGACATCTTCGCGGCGTTGGCGTCACGCCATCCCGCGCCAGAATGGGCCTATCTACCGCAGGTACGGACGCGCACCGGGTATTCACGCACCTTTGGCAGCGACCTCGATAGCGAGCGATATCTGGACGCCTTCGCCATGAACTGCTACCGCGGCAAGGGCTACCGGCGCGTGGGCTATGAAATCAAGGTGAGTCGGTCAGACTGGTTGCGTGAACTGGAAGACCCGCGCAAGCGGGCGCAAGGGTATTTCCTGTGCCATGAGTTCTGGTTTGCACTCGCGCCGGGTGTGTACAAGCCTGATGATGAGTGGTCGCTCCAGACGCCACGGCGGCTGCGTCTTGAGAATCCGTTGGACGGTTGCGGGGTTATCGAAGTGGCTGAGGATGGCGCGCTCAAGATCGTGCGCAAGGCCGTGAGCCATGACGCCTGGCCCATGCCAGATACCTTTGTCGCCAGCCTCATGCGCTCTTACGTGACCTATTTGGCGCGGCGTGAGCAGATGGGCGGCCTTGCCGAATTACTGCCGAGTGCTGAAGCGTCAGACATCAGGGAGACACCCGCGCCGCTCGACTCACTGTGGGTAGCGAGCGGCGAATAAGCGATAGAATGCCGTGGCACGTAAGGCGACTTTCACGCCGTTAGGGCGTGGAGTAGGAAGGTGAGAAGCGAGCATGACGAGGAATCGAAGACGTGTGGCCATGATATACGGTGGGTTTGCGCTCACCGCGCTTTTGCTGCTTCTAGACTTCTGGCCGCAGTGGGTGCATATCCCGTGGTGGCAAACGTTGCTTCTGCTCAGCTTTTCAGGTGGCCTGACGGCCAACTCCAAAGACCTGACACGGGCGTTACTGGGCAAGCCAGAGTAGAGAGGCGGGCAAGCATGACAGATGAAGAGCTAGCGGCCATCAAAGCCCGTGCGGAGGCGGCGACGCCGGGGCCGTGGGAATGCCGCAATGCCGCTGGTACGCGGCATGATGGGATCGTTACCCGCATCCATCGCGTGCGCCAGCGGCACACGTCCGGGCCTACTGGCCCAAGCGCGTTGCTGGTAGAGTCGGATAACCATGCGTTGGGTTGCGATCAAGAGGACGCCAATACTGAGTTTATCGCCCACGCCCGTGAGGACATCCCGGCGCTCTTGGCTGAACTGCTGGCGTGGCGCGAGATTGGGCGGGCGGTGGCGGATGCCATGCCGCAGTCACGCTACACGGCGTGGTTCACGCCGCCACGCATCAAAGGCGTGACAATTGAAGGCTTGGCGCAGAACTTCATTGAACTCGATGCGGAATGGCGCGCCAAAGCCCGCGCGCTGCTGGGCATGGGCGAAGGTGAGAAGCAATCATGACGGATGAAGAGTACGCACGGCGATACGAGCATCTGCGCGTGACGTTCCAGCAGATAGGCCAGATAGGCGCGTATATCACGCGGGCCATGCCAGAGATCGCGCGGCTGATGCACCTGTTGGGGGCCGACATCTCAGCCTGGGCGCTCGCGCAGGGGCCAGCGCCCGAACTCTCCCCCGCGCTCCACTACTGTGCGCCCGCTATCCGCCGCCGGATGGCGAAGCGCCGCGCTCGACTCGTGACCCGCCACCCGTAGCCCGCTATACCCATCACCCCATAGCCAGCTATACCCCCACGTGGTATCGCGTGGTATACTCATCTGTAGGCAGGCTGTCCGGCAATCCTCCTTCATCCACCGTTCCGTACCCAGCCAACCCGAAACGCTCCCCGGCGGCCTGCCTCCCTCTCTCACCCCGGCAAAGGACACCGCCATGCCCTTCACCCTCACTGGCGCGCAGGTACGGCAACTGAGAACGGCGCTCGGCGTCTCACAAGCGGAGCTGGCGCGTTCGCTCGGCTACACCCGCGCCGCCATCTGTCGCTGGGAACGGAGCGGCGCGCAGTCCATCCCACGCACGCAGTACCGCGCCGTGCTGGACTACCTGAAGGCGCGGCGGCAGGATGGCGACGACCTGGCGGCGCTGGCGGCGTCGCTGTAGGATGCGCGTATTGCGCCTCATCAGAGGCACCGACAAAACCGACAAAACTAAATCACTAGGCGGTTTTGTCGGTTTTGTCGGTTAGTGGCAAGGGGATGTATTCGTGTCGCAGAAACAGGCGCTTGACGATCTGAGCAGGGCGCAACTGTTGTATACAGCAGACCAGGCGGCGGCGATACTGTGTATCTCACGCGGGCAAATCTACAAAGAGATGGCGGCGGGTCGTCTCAAAGGGTTGCTGATTGGTACCCGCACGCGGCGGTTCTCACGCATGGAACTGGAACAATATGTAGCGGCTCGTGAGAAAGAAGGGCGTTGACCGTGAGCGAGCGTGACCTCTTCCCCGATGACGCATCCTATCAGGCGTACCTTCGCCACCTTGACGAGTTGGCGAAGCAAGAGATACGCGATAGGGCTACGCGGGCAAGAAATAAGCGACGAGGCCCAAAGTGGGGTCCTCGTAAGAAGCGTGCGATGGCGGTGCTGTACACGAGGCGATGCAGGGCAAAGTTATGCGCTGACTCTGACGCCTATGTGCAGTATTTGTCGCGTTGCCGACTCAGGGACCGGGAATGGCGGGCGCGTAATCCTAATCGCGCCCGCGAAAAAGGGAGAAGAGCCTATTGGAAGGACCCCGAAATGCACCGCTTGGCGTCACGCGCCTACGCCGCCGAGCATCGCGAGGAGAGGCGCGCCTATAAGGCTACCTACCATGCAGAGCATCGTGCGGAGCAAAATGCCAAAGCTCGCGCCCGCTACGCTGCCAAGAAAGCCGCTCAGCAATCCCAGGACGGCGCGACCTCCTAAGCCGTCCATCCGTCCACTTATCCACACCTGTTGACAGACTGTTGACAAGTCGTTGACATTCTCCGTTGCTTTTGTCCTGCCTCACTCGGAATACTGGATACTAGGACAGTGTGCCAGGCGGAAACGGACAGTAGGCAGGTGAGCATGGCGACGGTACGGGCCATCCCACGCGACGCTGTGACCGGCGAGCCGTTGCAACGCGGCACGCCCCGCTATCGCCTCCACACTGACCGGCTCGACAATCCGCGCGGCGTGCGCTTGGGTGATGAGGCGGAAACGTCACCACAGCCCGTGCGCCTGCATACCGCGACCGTGGAGCATGGCGGCCTGGGCGGTCATTGCTTCGCCCGCCAGTTCGCGCAATACCTGGCCCGCGTCAAGCCCGCCGCTGTCCTCATCGCGGAATACGAGCGGCGTTTCTGGTGGGCAGGCGCGTATGGCCGGCGGCGGGTGGAGGCGCGCTTCATCCGCCGCGACGGCCTGGAACGCGGCGGCAAAGCGTACCGTGTGGCGCTGGCGCTGGCATCGGGCTACACCGATTACGCCACCGCCGCCGCTGAGACAGGTCACACGCCCAATTGGCTGGCGTGGCAGGTGGAACGCGCGGAGAAGTTCGCCCGTGAGCCTGCGGGCGCTATCCGGGTCGTACGGCCCATTGAGCGGCCATCACGCTAACCTACAATCGAGCACCTTCTACGGCAGCCAACCGGCGCGCGTGACTTGTCCGCGACGCCAGCTCTGATGGACAGCGGTAGCGCATGGGCTTTAGAGAGGACGCTATGCCAGAGGAAACATCCGCCGTAGCCACAAAGACGTACGATGATCTGGATGGCTATATCGCGTCGCTCACCGATGAAGAACGCGAGCAACTGGCTATCGCGGAGGCGTCATTCAATCTGGCGGATGCTGACGTTGCTGAGGACGCTCCCAAGACGTCCTGCGGCCAGTGCGGCAAGGAACTGGACTGGCGCGACCGCTCCTATGGCGGCAAGGCGAAGGAAGCGACTGAGGACGCACCCGCCGTTGAGCCAACCTGTAAGCGGTGTCACGCGCAGGCGGCGAAGGCGGCGCGGCGCGGCGTGCTACATCAGGCGTCGCAAATGGTAATGCGCGGCAAGAAGCTTGTTGAGGTTCCTATCCTCTTCAATCGCGCCGCCCGGCGTGACCGGCGCAAGCCGCCTAAGCCGATAGCGGAGAAGCCGCCTAAGCGCACCCGCGCGATGCGCCGCCAGGCCGCGCGCGAGAAAGCCGCACAAGTGGCGGCGTAGTTCCTACGATAGCCGGACGGCGGCTTGACGGCGCGGTCATGTGGTAGTCCACGCGCGTTCGTGACGGCGGTTACAGCCATGCCGCCGCCCGGCTTATTCCATCCTTGCCTCTTCCTGGTGAGCCTGCCCGGCTCTGCGCGTTCGCTCGCCTCACCCGCCGCGTGGCCCCTCTCTTGCCACCTGGCGCGCCCCTGGGAAGGCGCTGTGGTGAGACGTAGCACGGCCTCCAGACGCGCATCCGGGCGGCTCCTCTCCTGTCTAGCGCGCTCACCAGGCGTGAGTGGCGTAACGGCGGCGCGCTTACCCCGCGTCGCCAGCCTTGGCGAACTCTGGTGATAGTGGCGTTATCACCTAAGCTTGGCAGTTTATACGCGGCGCGTAGAGCCCTTCACGCGGCGCGTATACGGCAAGGTGAAGGTGGATAGCGATAGCGCGGGATGACTGACTGGTGATGACCTATGCCAAGCAAACCAGGACAGCGTAAGCGCCGCCCGCTGGTGTGGACTGACGAGCAAAAGCAGGCGTTGAACCTCATCTTTGAGGGGCGCAAGTCGCAGGAAAAGATTGCCGAAGATTGCCACATTCCCGCACGCACGCTGCGTGATTGGATTGCGCATCCCGACTTTCAAGCCAAGCTCAAAGAGCGGCGCGACAATCTCATAGAGGCGCTAGACGCCACACCGTATATCCGCAAAGAGCGACGCTTGATGGCGTTGGCGCAAATGGCTGAAAGCGCACGCGAAGAGTATGAGGCGCGGCCTTGGCTGAAAGAGATACGCCAGACGGGGCGCGACGCCGAGACAGGCGAGCCGCTTACCACTGTCAACGAGTCATTCAATCGTGACGCGCACGCCGCCTTTCGTGAGTCCCTGGCGGACATCGCCGCCGAGTTGGGCGCACGCAAGAACTTCACCGAAATTAGCGGCTCGCTGGAAGTCATGAACGATGCCGAATCATTTGACCGCCGCCTCACTAGCCTCTGGGAGCGCATCACAACGGGCGGCGTGGCTGGCGAGCCTCACGCCGGATGACAAGGCACGCCTCCGTTACCATTGGCCCTTCTGGGCGCGACCTGAGCAACTAACGCCGCCAGGTGATTGGAATGTCTGGCTGATTCTGAGCGGGCGTGGTTGGGGCAAGACACGCACAGGCGCGGAAGACGTGAAAGCCTACGGGCTGGCGCATCCAGAGAGCCGTATCGCCATTGTGGCGCCCACCTTCGCGGATGCGCGTGACACCTGTGTTGAAGGCGATAGCGGCCTGCTGAATGTGTTGCCACGCGGCGTGCTGAAGAAGTGGAACCGCACGCTAGGCGAAATCGAACTGACCAACGGCACGCATTACAAACTGTTCAGCGCCGCCGAACCTGACCGTTTACGCGGGCCGCAACATCACCGGGCATGGTGTGATGAGGTCGCGGCCTGGCAGTACGGGCGCGACGCCTGGGATCAACTCATGTTTGGGTTGCGCCTTGGCACGCATCCGCAAGCCGTTTGTACCACCACGCCGCGCCCGGTCGCGCTGATACGCGACTTGCTAGACCGCGCTGATGTGCATATCACCCGTGGCAGCACCTTCGACAACGCCGCGAACCTTGCCGCGCCCGCGCTGGCGTCGCTTCAAGCGCGTTATGCTGGGACGCGGTTAGGACGCCAGGAGTTGATGGGCGAAGTCTTGACCGACACGCCCGGCGCGCTGTGGAAGCGTGACGCCATCGAAGCCCTGCGCGTGTCCAGCCTGCCTGACGGCGGCCTGACGCGCATCGTGGTGGCGATAGACCCCGCCGTGACGAGTGGCGAAGGCTCAGACGAGACGGGCGTGATTGTGGCGGGCGTAGGCGCGGACGGTCATGGCTACGTCCTTGATGACCGTAGCATGCGCGCGACGCCTGACAAGTGGGCGCGTGAGGCGGTGGCGGCGTACCACGCGCGGCATGCTGACCGCATCGTGGCGGAGGTCAACCAGGGCGGCGAATTGGTGGCGCTCACCATCCACACGATTGACGCCAGCGTGGCCTACAAGGCTGTGCATGCCAGCCGGGGCAAGGTGGCGCGTGCGGAGCCGGTGGCGGCGCTCTACGAGCAAGGGCGTGTCCACCATTGCGGCACGTTCCCTGACCTTGAAGACCAGATGTGCCAGTGGACGCAAGGCGACGCCTCACCTGACCGCTTAGACGCGCTGGTATGGGCGCTCACTGACCTGATGCTAGAGCGCACGCCCGATTACAGCCTCATGTCCTGGGATGACTGACGACGGGTAGCGAGTAGGGAGTCACACACGCTATGGCGACATTTCGCGACTTCCTACCGCCCATCCTGGCCCGCGCGCTCTGGCGTGGCGGCGCTGGCGCTGAGGCGAAGGAGATGTCTGGCTCCATAGACTTTCTCCCCGGCATTGCCGAGTTCATGAACCCTAGCGAGCCAACCTACAAGACCGCCCGCGACTACGGCAAGATGAGCCAACACGGCTATAACGGGAACGTCTATCTCTACAGGGCCGTGACGGTCATTACGCAGGCCATCGCCGGTATCCCGTGGGAACTCTACAAGAAAGGCCGTGGCGGCCAGCGCGCCAGCATTCCCCATCCGGTCATTGACCTGCTCAACATCGAAGCCAATGATGATGACAGCGGGCCAGAGTTCATGGAAGCCGTGTGCGCCTACTGGCTGCTGGCGGGCATGACGTATGTGTGGGCCGTGCGGCCTGAGACCGGCGCCACCCGCGCGCCGACGAAGTTGTATCCCATTCAGCCCAACTGCATGACGCCGGATGTGGACCGCGACGGCGCCCTGACCGGCTGGACGTTCCAGGTTGGCGACCACAAGCAACATTTCAACCCTGAGGACATCCTGCGCGTCAAGGACTTCCACCCGCTGACTCGCGCGCAAGGCGTGGCGCCCGCCAGCGTGGCGGCCCGCGCGTTAGACCAGCACAACGCGGCGAATGACTGGAATACCGCGCTGTTGCAAAACATGGCCCGCCCATCCGGCATGCTGACACCCAAGTTTGACAGCATCATCCCGCCTGACGCGCATGCGACATTCAAAGAAGACTTGCGTGAGCGCTATCAGGGGCCGCGCAACGCCGGGCGTCCACTCGTGCCGCGCGCGCCGATGGAATGGACGGAGATGGGCCAGACGCCCTCCGAAATGGATTGGCTCAACGGCAAGACGCAAGCGGCGCGTGAGATCGCCATCGCCTTCGGTGTGCCGCCTGAACTGCTAGGCGACGCATCGAATAAGACATATTCCAATCAGGTGGAGGCGCGGCGGGCGCTCTACATGGAAACCATCCTGCCGCGCATGGACAGGCTGAAGGCGGCGCTCTCACGCTGGCTGCTACCGATGTACGGGCTTGACCCGGCGGTCTACGCCATTGACTACGACCGCAACGCCATCGAGGCGCTAGCCGAAGACCAGGACGCGATGCATGCCCGCGCGCGGCAGGACTACATCGGCGGCATCATCACGCTCAATCAGGCGCGTACGATGATTGGCGAAGACCCGATTGACGAGGGCGACATCTTCCTGGCGCCGCCGCGCGCCCTGACGCTTGACCAGTTGCTAGAAGGCGCAAGCCTGCCGACGTTGCCAGACGGCGCGAAGCCGCCTACGCCGCCCCATCCGGGCGCGCCCGCGACGCCCCCCGCGCTGCCACCGGGCCAGATCGTTGACGCCAACCCGCCCGGCAATGGCGGCAATACGTCGCCTAACGCCGCTAGCGGGCCGTCAGTGGCCTCCAATGGCGCGAAGGGTATGGATAGACAGGTGATGCCCCCTTTCGCCTCACGGGCCGCTCACGCGCTCTACAGCCCATCCGCGCGGGCAAAGCGGCTGGCGAAGGAAGCCAGGGAAGCGGCGGCAGTGACCGCGCGGCGAAGGTAGAGCGGGCGCGCCTGTCCGCGCATCGGGCCGTGCGTAAGCAGGTCTCCGCGCAATTCCAAGCTGAGCGGGATACGCTGGTGAGCATCCTGCGCGACGCCGCCCAATCTGGCGTCTCGCCACAGGAAGCCGCTAGCCGCGCCATAGACGCCGCCAAAGCCTTCGGTAGTGACTGGCAAGCCCTGTTCCAAGCGGCGCTTGCCACCGTCAGTCAGGAAGCGGCAGGCCAGCTCATCAACGAGTGGCGCAAGGCGGGCCTGTTGCCGGATGGCGTGACCTACGACCCGGCGCGCGATGGGAGCAAGGTAGCGGAGGCGCTGGCCAGCGGCGTGACGGCGCGGCAAGCCGACGCCACGGCGCAAACGACGGTAGACGCGCTCACGGAGGCGTTTGACCGCCAGTTGAGCCAGGGCATTGACGCCAGCGCGATTGACAGCCTCATCACGGCGCTGGAACAAGCGTATGCCGATTGGCTAGCGGGCCGGGTGGATACCATCGCTGACCTGCAAGTCGTGGGCGCGTGGAGCCTAGGCGAGTTAGACGCCGCGTTCACAGCGGCGGATGTGACCGGCGCGCAGGCGGTGCGGACGTGGGTGACGGTCGGTGACGCGAAGGTCAGGCCAGAGCACGCGGCGGCGGATGGCCAGACAGTGGGGCTCAATGAGCCGTTTGACGTGGGCGGCGAAAGCCTGATGTATCCCTGCGACCCCTCCGCATCTATTGGCCTAACGGCAAATTGCCGGTGCGGCTTGGAATGGTCGCTGCAACTGGCGACGGGTGGCGCGTAAGGAGGCAGTAATGCCAGGCATGACACAACACGCCAGCGCGCCCGTCCGGCAGGCGTTTGACCTGCTAGCGGTCACGCCGCTGGATGGGCCGGATGATGGGCCGCGCGGGCGTTTCAGTGGCTACCTCGCCTGTTACACGCTCGATAGTCAGGGCGACATCATTGAGCGCGGCGCGTTCAGCAAGACGTTAGGCGAGATGCGCGCCCGGCAACAGAAGCGCGCTGGGACGCCGGGCGGGCGCTATCTCTTCCCCATCTTCTGGAATCATGACAGTGACAAGCCCATCGGCGGCTTTGTAGACGCCTATGAGGACAGCAACGGCCTCTACGTCACGGGTGAGTTTGACCTGGATACGGAGTTAGGCCACACGGCGTATTCAGCGACCATCAAGGGCTACGTTCCAGCCATGTCCATTGGCTACTTCCCCATCAAACGCGACTATGACCGCAACGGCTACCGCCATCTGAAAGAGGTGGCGTTATTCGAGGGGAGCGTGGTGAGCGTGCCAGCCAACCCGGACGCCATCATCATGGAGGTCAAGACCGCCACCGGCAAAGCCTCCTGGCCGCTGGGCGCGCGTGACACCGCCTGGGATAACGGCGCGGCGCACAAGCGCATCGTCGCCTGGGCTACGGACGCGCAAGGCGCGGTGAATACCGCCAAGCTGAAGAGCGTCCACTTCTATTCCCCCACGGGCGACGCCGCCAGCAATGTCAGCGCCTTCAAACTCCTCTTCTGTGACGTGGTAGGTGGCGAGGTCAAGGCCATGCCACGCGGCATCATGGCCTGCGCCGGGTCGCATGGCGTGGAGCACACGGACGGCATCAGCGCCGCCGAGGTGGACACCATCAAAAACAAGATTAGCGCCTACTATCGCAGGATGGCCGCTGAGTTCGATGATAAGAGCATTGTCGCGCCGTGGGACGCCAAGCCCAGCGGTAGCGGTGGAAAGGGTCAACGCATGCCACAGGGCAGCCACCGCCGCAAGGCGCTGGACTTCACCACGGCGCTCCAGATGGTGAGCGCCGATGACAGCCTGCAAGATGAGTGGGGCGATAGCTTCCAAGCGTTTGTAGACGCCATGCACAGCGTCATGTGCCAGGGCGTCTACTCCACTATGCTCGCCATGCCCGCTGGCGTTGAAGATGAGCCTACCTTCGATGCGCAAGCCGCCGCTGAGACAGTGCTAGAGCAATTCAGCGCGCATATGAGCGACCTCGTGAAGCAATCGCTAGCGGCGTCGTTTGTGCCATCCCTTGATGATGATGGCGATAGCTTCCTAGACCCGGACGGCCCCAACGCCAGCGATAGCGACGGCGATGCGGGCTACATGAGCGCCGATACCAGCGATGCGGAAGTCAAGTCAGGCCGCATCATGAGCGCCGCCAACCACAAGGCGATGGGCGGCATGCTTGCCGACATGAAGAAGAGCATGGACGCGCTCGCCGCTACCCATAAATCACTGACCGCCTTTCACGCCAAGGTTGACCCCAACGCGAAGCCGGACGCCGCCACGACGGATGAGGGCGGCGACACCACTTCTAGCGGCGGCGGCGATGCCCCTGGCGGAAAGTCCCTCAATACGACGGCTGGCGACACGCCAGCGACCAGCGAAACCCTGACGGGAGCCGGAGCGCCGCCTACGGGCGTGAGCGTCACCACTCCGCTGACGGCAGACGAGATGGGCCGCTTGATCCGTGACCGCATGACCGCCGCGCGCCTGGCGCAAGCGGTAGGCCGCGCCACGGCTCAGGACTAAGCGGACAGCACAGCAGTAGCGTAGTGACGCGCCGCCCCTCGTTGCGGCGCGTGAGGAGATGACACCCCGTGGTAGCACTGACCAAAGAAGACCGCGAAGAGATTGCGAGTCTCTTCGTTGGCGTGATGACCCCGCTCCTAGACGAGCGCGAGGCGGAAATCAAGAAGTCCGTTTCGGGCGAGTTCGATACGGCCATCCAGCGCCACATTGACGGCGTGAACAACCGTATCAGCGAGATCGAAACCAAGGGCAAGCGCCCGGCCAGCGCCAGCGGCGCGAGCGTGACCGCTGTTGAGAGCGAAGAGCGCGTGGCGGCGTTCAAGTCCTACCTGCGCCGGGGCTTCTTCGGCATGCCGCGTGAGCAGCGCGACCTGCTGGCGACGGCTGAGGGCCAGGATCGCGAGAGCCTTCAGGTCAAGGCGGCGCAGATTCGCGCCGAAACCAAGGCGTTCTCCATCGCGGATGACACGCTGGGCGGGTATTTCCTGCTGCCCGATGTCATCCAGAATGAGATCATCAAGGCGAGCATCCTGTTTAGCCCGGTGCGCTCCCTGGCGAAGGTGCAGCAGACGGGAAACAACACCGTCGAGATTCCGGTCAGGAAGACGACGCTCACGGCGGGCTGGGTCGCTGAGACCGGCACGCGCACGGAGTCTACCGGCCAGAGCTACGGTAAAGCGGTGATCGCCACCGCCGAGATGTACGCGCTGGTGTTGTTCAGCCGCCAGTTGCTTGAAGACGCCTGGTTTGACATGCAGGCGGAACTGACGGGCGACATCGCGGAACAGTTCGGCGTGCTTGAAGGCGCGGCGTTCGTCAATGGCGACGCGATGAACGGCAAGCCGCAGGGCTTCCTGGCCAACGTCACCAGCAATGTGCAGGCGGCGGCGACTTCCACCGCGATTGTCTATGCCGACATGGTGAAGACGTTCATGAAGCTCAAGCCCGCCTATCGCAACTCGCCTAATTGCAAGTGGGTGATGAATCAGGCGGTACTGAGCGCGGTGCGCCAGATCGTAGACGGCAATAGCCGCCCGATCTTCATCCCCTACACCGATGGCGCGCTCTCAGCGGCCAACCCTGGCACAATCATGGGCGTTCCCTACGTTGAGGCCACGGACATGCCGAGCGCCATCAGCGGTACCAACCGCACGCTGGCCGTAGGCGACTTCAGCAAGGCGTACCGCTTCATCGACCGCGTACAGATGAGCGTCCAGCGCCTTGAAGAGCTGTACGCCGCCAGCGGTCAGGTGGGCCTACTTGTCCACAAGCGCGTGGGCGGCCAGCTCGTGCTGGAAGAAGCATTGAGCGTCCTTAAGCAGTCGTAGCGCGCCGCCTAGCGGCCTGACTGTCCTGCTACCTGAGAACACACGCCGGTATGGCTGGCGGCTGTCACCTCTTGACGGTCGCTGGCCATGCGTGGCGCGCGTAAGGAGATATGAACGTGGCGACACGAGACCTAGCCCACGCAATCAAGCCCGTCCAGGCGTTTGTGCCAGCGGCGAAGACCGCGACGGCCAACGGCCTGGACATTGACACCAGCAACTTCGAGGCGGTGGATTTCGTGCTGAGCGCTGGTGTCATCACCGATGGCACGCACACCCCCAAGCTGCAAGAAGCCGATGACAACGGCTCCGGCGCGCCTGGCACGTATGCCGACGTGGCGGCGGCTGGCCTCATCGGCGCCTTCACCGCGCTCACGACCGGCGCGGGCAATGGCGGCAGCGCCGTTCAGGAAGTCGGCTACATCGGTAGCAAGCGATGGGTGCGCATCGTGATGACCGTCTCTGGCGCGACCACGGGCGGCGTCTACGGCGCGGAGGCCATCCTGGGCCGCGCCCGCAACATGCCCGCCTAGTCGCGTAGTCGTGTAGTCTGACTGGACTGGACTGGACTGGATAGGAGTACCGGCTTATGGCCCTCACCATCAAAACGACGGTGGAACCGGCCATTGAGCCGGTCACTGTCCAGACGTTGAAACGCCATCTACGCATTGACTGGCAAGACGATGATGAGTACCTGGCTGACCTCATCACCGACGCGCGGCTGTGGCTAGAGCGCAAGCTGAATCGCGCGCTCATCACCCGCACGCTGCAAGCGACTTTCCCGCTGCCCTTTGAGGCGTCGGCGGCGGGCGGTATCAGCGGCGTCATCCCGCCCTACCCCCGCCTCGCCTTTGACCTGCCCTACGCCCCGCTTGGCGCGGTGTCCAGCGCGGAAATCGAGCAAGACATTGAGCTATGGAAGGCCATGACGCTGGCCCCGTCGGGCGGCGCGGGCGACTATCTGGTAGACAGCGATAACGAGCCTGCCCGCGTGTGGCTCCACTCGTCGGCGCTGGCCTACTGGATGCCTAGCTGGGACTGGACGGGCGCGCGTGCGCCGCGCGTGCGCGTCACCTACACGGCGGGCTACGGCGCGACCACCGCCAGCGTCCCTGGCCCGATGCGGCGCGCGATTCAGGCGGCGGCGGCGCATCTCTATGAAAACCGGGAGGCGGGAAGCGCGCTGCCTGACGCGCTCTTACCGACTGAGTACCTGCTAGGATGGCTCTAACCATGACGACAGAGAGTGAAAGCAAAGGCGGCAAACCTTCCACCGCCACGCCGAAAGATCGGCGCTTGTCTGAGAATCGTGGCAAGCCCGCGAAAGCGCCCGCCAAGCCCGCGAAAGCGCCCGCCAAGCCCGCGCCCAAGAAGCCGTTCCCTGGCGCGGCGGCTCCATTCAAGCCCAAGCCCAAGAAGGGCTAGCGGAGGCGCGCTATGGCTGGTAATGCTGGCAACACCGCTGGCGGCTCCTTCAAGCCCGTATCCGCCGGGTCATTGCGCCGCAAGTTGACCATACAGAAGTCTACGCAGGCGAGTGACGGCAAGCTCGGCCACACCAACGCGTGGTCAGACGTGCTCACCACGTGGGGCAGCGTGACCGCCAAGCAAAGTAGCGCCATGCTGCAACTCCTGGCGGGTCAGCAGATGGCGCTCACGGCGTATGACATCATCATCCGCTACCCGCCATCGCTCACCATCCTGCCGGGTATGCGGGTGGTAGACGGCGCGCGTATCTATCATATCAGCAACGTCAACGACACCGACGAGCGCCACCGCATCATCCATCTGGCCTGTGTGCAAGCGCCCGCGACGTAGGTAGGTGTAGGGGCGGTACGCTATTGTGGGGTGGAAGCTCTTAGCGAGAGCATACGCGACTGGTGAGTAGCCAGGCGACTGGACGCAAAATCCAGAACCAATGCGTACGGGCAGGTGCAATTCCTGCACACCCCACTTTTGGCCTGTGCGCAAGCGCCCGCGACGTAGGAGGCTCACATGAAGCTCCCTGATTGGATCGAGATCCTCCCCAACCAGCCAGGAGACGCCTACAACGTCATGCGTGTGCGGGTGCGCCGCTGGCATCCGGTGTTCTGGTACTACGCCGCGCGGATGTTCTGGCGCGCATGGCGTGAGGCGGGAAAGGCGTAACGCACTATGGCTGAAGAGGTTATCAACCACTTTCCCCAGATCATTCAGGCGCTCCAGGAAGGCGCGAAGGTGGCCGTGCGGCAGGTGGCCTCACAGAACGTGCTCCCCGCCGCGCAAGCCAACTGCCCGGTGGATACCGGCGCGACGCAGGCCAGCGGCTACTATGTGGCGAGCGATGTGAGCACCTACGGGCAGGCGGTGGGCGCGGCGGAGGGCGCGGACGGCACGCGCGAGATGTTGCCAGAGGTCGCGCCGCCCGATAGTGAGACGGCGGCCATCGTGGCCTTCGCCGCTATCAACAGCATCTACGTCCATGACGGTACGCGCCGGATGCCTGCTAGGCCATTTTTGGCGCAGGCGGCGGAAGGCGCGCGGGGCGCGGTCGCACAGACGGTGGCGGATGTCATCAGCGCCGCCATTGAGGGCGCGGGTATCAAGTAACGGCCAGTGGAGTAGTCGCCATGTCGGAAATCAGCGCCACGCTCCAATGGCTCAATACCGCGCTGGCCAGCGTGGGCGCGACCGGTGGCATCTATCGCGGCGCGGCCCCGGCGGGCGCGGTTGGCCCCTACATCGTGGTCACGCTCTACGGCCCCGCTGATGTGATGGGCGTGGCGGGCGCGCGACTGTGGGCCAATAATACCTGGCTCATCGAAGTGTGGGGCTTGAATGACCAGGCGGATACCGTGGAAACCGTCGCCAGCGCCGTGGATACCGCGCTCCATCAAAAGCGCAACGTGGGCGTCACAGACGGCGTGATTGTGTCCAGCGTGCGTGAGCAAGCGCGCTTTGACTTCCAAGAGGACGGCAACCAGCTATGGGTACGGCAGGGCGGCGTCTACCGCATTGAGGCGAAAACCCCCTAGCGCCGCTCCTTCCACACACACACCAGCCGCGCGGGTAGCCGTCGCGGCGTTTCCGCATGAGGTAATGCCGCATGACGACCATCTCCAGTAAGATCAATGTCCTTCATCAGCTCGGCTGGGAAGCATCGCCCGGCGCGGGCGGCGCGACCGCCTACCGCATGCAATCCCTGGGCATCGAGCCGGGTGATGAGCTAGCGGTCAACGAGTTCACGGCGCAGGGCTACCGTGTGGATACGGTCAGCGCCATCAACCAGGCGTGGTCAACGCTGGCGGTGTCCGGCCCGGCGCTCTATACGGAGTTCCTCTTCGCGCTGGAAAACGCGCTCGGCACGGTTAGCCCGTCAACGCCAGCGGGCGCCGTCAACGCCCGCAAGCGCATCTACGACCTGCTGGCCACCGGAGCCATCACGCCGCGCACCTGGACGGGCCAGTTTGGTGATAGCGCCGATAACGTCAACGCCTACTCCTACGGCCTGCTCACCGACATTGGCCTCAAGTACGACCGCAAGGCGGGCGTCACGCTGGACGGCGTCGCGGGTATCGCGCAGATCATCTCGACGGGGAGCGCCTTCACCGCCAGCCCCACGACGCTGGCCAACGTGCCAATTCTCGGTTCACACGTCAACTACTATCTGGACACGACCGGCGCGAATCTCGGCACAACCCAACTCAGCGATGAAGTGCTGGACTTCGGTTGGTCAGTGAAGGGCTTGAAGGGCGCACGGTGGGTGAGCGACCGCTCACAGGCCAGCTTCAAGGGCCATGTGGACCTCAAAACGACATCAGGTATCAAACTGGCGCTGGCTGAGGACGCGACGACGCGTACGATTCTGAGCAACATGCGCAACGGCAATACCTACTTCCTACGCGCCAACGCACAGGGCCAGTACGTGGACAACCTCTACACGCTCACCATCACGGGCGCGCCGACCGGCGGCACGTTCACGATCACCTACAAGAGTCAGACCACGGCGGGTATCGCGTACAACGCCGCCTCCGCCGCCGTCCAGACGGCGCTCACGGGCCTGTCCAGCGTGGGCGCGGGTAACGCCACCGTGACCGGCGGCGCGGGCGGGCCGTACACCATCACCTTCGCGGGCACGCTGGCGCAGGATACGACCGCGCCCACCGCCTCTGGCGCGGGCCTGACCGGCGGCACGTCGCCCAACGCGACCGTCGCCGCCAACCCGTTCTACTACCTGCTCAACTGCGACATCGCCTTCCGCCTCAACAAGATCGCCAAGTACAGCGACCACGAGGGCGTATACATGCGCGAGATTGACGGCACGATAATATACGATGCCACGTGGGGCCATACCCTCATGGTGACATCGCAGACGGGTATCGCCGCCCTCTAACCCCATCAACCCGCCGCTTCACAAAGTAAAGTGGCGCTAGAACGCGCTGAGAAGCCCGCCAGCCATTTCGCGCCTAGCGAGCCGTTCACAACCGCGCAAGCGGCGTGACGGTCATCCTGGCGCGACTGGCGGGCTTCTCATGCGCCGCTGGAAAGCCTGATAGCAGGATAAGACGTTATGCCGCTCTCACATGCCGCTCTGACCGCGCGTATCACGCATTCCACCCTGGACATTGAAGGGGAAACGCTCAACGTAGACTGGTATCCCAAGCGCCTGACCTCCGAGATGATGCATCGCGTGGGCGAAACATCCACCCGGCGGCTGGCGGATATGAGCGTGGCGGAGACGCTGGCGGCCATAGACACCGCCGCTGAATCGCTGGCGCAACTCGTGGGGGGCTGGGACTTCTACGAATACATCGACGAGGACGGGACACCGGGGCCGGTGATCGAGCCGACGCTGGAACGCTTGCGGCAGTGTAGTATCGAGCTGCTGTGGGCCATCTTCAATGCGCTCTTAGGCGAGACGCGCATGGGGGAAGCGAACGGGACATCACCACAAGCGCGCTCACGCGCTTCTTCCTCCACGGTCACGAGAGGTGGCTCGCGCCGCTAGGCGGTGATGTCCCTGACTGGTTTGCGCGTATCGAGATGGCGCGCCACCTGGGCGTGCCGCCTGACTGGTTTGACGACAAGCCGCTCATCTGGCAAGATTGGGCGTTCGTCTCACTGAGCGTGACGCGCGCCGTCGAGCGCGGGCCACAGAAGAGCGAAGGCTAGCGGCGGACTAGTGGCCGCCGCCATTGCCGGCGAGCGCGCCAAGAATCGCCAGCACGATCACCACCGCGCCCACCACGGCCCAGCCACGCCAGCCGTAGCGCGCCGTGAGCCATGACGCGCCGCGCGCCGTCGCCTTCGCACTCCACATGCTCGCCTGCCACGTCCAGCGCCAGAGCGCCGCACTGGCCTGCCATGTCCATTGCGCCAGCTTCCACAGCGCCATCGCGGCTATCCCTAGCCAGCCAAACAAGACGAATACCAGCGCCGTCACCAGACAACCGCCGGGCTGCTGCTTGACGATGATAACCGGCTGCTGGGAATTGGGTTGCGCCATCGGGGGTGCTCTCCTCTCACGTCGCACACTTGCTACGTTCCTGTGGGGCAGCGTGGGGCCGCTTGCCTCTCACACAGCATACGTCTAGCCCACAAGCCCCGTAACTGAGGGACACCACAATGGCGACGACCGCAGCGCAGCTTCAAATTGTCGTAACTGCGGACACCGACAGGGCTGAGCGCGGGCTCAAGGGCGTCTCTGACGAGACGGACAAAGCCGATAAGCATACGCATGGCTTCCTGGACACGCTCAGCGGCTACGTCGGCGGCGCGGCCATCGTCAACGCGGCGGGCGCGGCCTGGACGTTCCTGAAGGGCCAGGTACAGGACAGCTTTAGCGCGGGCATGGAGGCGAACGCCGTCATGGCGCAGACGGTGGCGGGGCTGAAATCCACCCACGACGCCAGCGGCCAGACGGCGCAATCCATCCAAGACCTCGCCACACGCATCATGAACCTGTCCGGCATTGACGATGACGCCGTCCAGACAGCGAGCAACATGCTCTTGACATTCACAAATATCGGTCGCTCGGTTTTTCCCCAGGCGACGCAAGCCGCCGCCGATATGGCGACGAAGATGAACGGCGGCATGATTCCTAGCGCGCAGCAGATGCAACAGCAGAGCCTCTTGCTCGGTAAGGCGCTCAACGACCCGTTGAAGGGTATTACCGCGCTCACCCGTGAGGGCGTCACGTTTAGCGACCAGCAGAAGCAACAAATCGCGCTGATGATACGGCATGGCGACGTGGCGGGCGCGCAGGGCGTCATCCTGAAAGAGTTGAACAAGGAGTTCGGCGGCGCGGCGTCAGCGGCGGGCGCGGCGAACGGCGGGATCGGTATTCTCATCGCCAAGTTCAATAACATGAAGGAGACGCTCGGCCAGGCGCTTATCCCCATCCTGGCCAAACTCCTGACCGCGCTTCAGCCCGTCACGGACGCGTTGATGAACGGGCTATCACAGGCCATCGCTGGCATAGACCCGCTCTTCGACAGTCTCGGCAAGGTCATGAGTGGACTACCCGCGCATCAGTTGGGCTTCATGCTGGGCATTGTGCGTGACGCGGCTGCGGACATGGGCAGGCAACTCCAGGGCGCGGCGCTGCCTGTCCTCAAGCAATTGGGCGCGTTCTTCACGCAAGACCTCTTGCCCGCCGTGTCGGATTTCGCGGGCTTCGCCGCCTCCACCCTGATTCCGATGTTTGGCGAGATTGGCAAATTCATTCTCTCGACGGTCGCGCCCGCGCTCATCAAACTGGGTGGCTTCATCACCACCACCGTCCTGCCCGCCGTGATGCAGCTTGTCGCCTGGTTTCGCGCCAACGTCCTGCCCGTGCTGATGACGCTCGTATCGGTTGTACTCACCAACGTCCTGCCGGTGCTGGAAGGGCTAGCGAAGACGTTTCTGGAGAAAGTCTTGCCGCCGATTCAGCGCATCGTGGGCTATATCCTGCCCGTGCTCATTCCGGCATTCCAGGCTATCGGCTGGGTCGTACAAAACGTGGTCGGGCCTATCCTCAATTTCCTACTGACCGTGCTGGGCTGGCTGCTCGACAAGCTAGCTGACCTCGTGGGCGCTATCGCCACGCACGTGGGCCCGATATTCCAGCGGTTTGGCACGTGGCTCCATGACGCCGCAACCAAGGTGGGCAATTTCCTGGGCGCTATCGGCACGGCGTTTCTCAGCATCCCGCAGCGCATCCGGGCCGGGCTGATTCTCGCACGCGGTCACATCGTCGCCTGGATTGCGGAGGCGCAAGTCAAGTTTGACGCCTTCGTGAAGCAAGCCGAGGATTGGGGCAAGAACCTGATTCAGAACCTCATCAACGGCATTACCAGCAAGTTTGGCGACCTCAAAAAAGCCGCAAGCGACGCGATGGACAAAATCAAGAACCTGCTCGGCTTCCACTCACCCGCCAAAGAAGGCCCAGGCTCCGACGCCGACACGTGGGCGCCCAACCTGATGCGCATGTTCGCGGGCGGGATCACCGACGCGACCCCCGCGCTAGCGGCGGCGGCGGCCTCAGCGGTGTCAGGCGTGCGGGCGGCGCTCACTGGCGCGGGCGGCTCCCTGTCCCTCTCATCGGGCGGCGTGAGCGCATCCAGCGCGGCGGGCCTCGTCTCGGCTTCACCCGCTGCGCTGGCGGCGCAGCAGATCGCCGCGACCGTCGCATCAGGCGGCGCGGGGAGCAATCGCCCGCTAGTCATCCAGTTAGACGGCGAGACGATGGGCTTTGCGCTCCTGCCGCACATCGGCAACGCGGCGCGCATCATGACCGGCGATGTCACGCTGTAGGCAACCGAAGGAACGCCCATGTATGCCGTCATTGGCGGGCAAACCGTCACCATCGATCATGGCAGCGTGCGTGGGGACGCGCAGATCGGCCAGCGGGCGCGCCTGTCCTTCAAGGTCATAGACGAGTCCCACGCCTACACCTTCATGGAAGGCTCACAGGCGCTCCTCTATGACGCCAACGGCAATCTCCTGTTGTCGCGCTGGGTCGCGTCATCCAAGTGGCGGCGCATGTCCCAAGCGGGCCTGCTCTCCCATAGCCTGACCTGCCGGGACAACACCTACCTGGCGGATAAGCGGCTGGCCGCCACCACGTATGCCAGCCAAACCGCGCAATTCATCGTCAATGACCTCATCGCGCAGTACCTGGCGGCGGAAGGCGTCTACGGCGTCCGCAACCTGCTGAGCGTCAACCAGTCCAGCGTTGAGACGGATACGACCGGCTTCACGCTGGTCGGAACCGGCACGACACTGACGCGCGACACTACGACGGCCTGGGCGGGCCTGGCGTCGCTGAAAGTGGTCACACCGGGCACGGTGGCGTTTGAGGGCGCTATCGCCTACCTGCCCAGCACGGCCTACGTCGCGGGCATGCGCTACACGTTCTCCTGCTACGCCAAGGGCAGCGGCAACGTCGTCTTGTTCGCCTTCTCCTCTGGCACGGGTACGGCGCTGGGCGTCAGTCCCGCGCTCACGCTCACCTCATCCTGGCAACGCCTCAAGCTGACTATCACCATGCCGTCGAGCCTGAGCGGCAACTACGGCCTGCGGGTGAGCGTCAACGGCACGGCGGCGGACACCTTCAATATTGATGGGTTGATGATTGAGCCTGACCCGCAGGGCATCGGGCCAAACGTGTGGGAGGTGGGCCAACTGTCCACCGTCACGGGCGCGGGCGTCACCATCGGCGCATTCACCAGCAACTACGCGCAGGTATCCGCCTGTCTGGACGCCATCTGTCAGAAAGCGCAGGGCTACGCCTGGTGGATTGATGAGGCGCGGCGGCTCTACTTCGCCACGTCCAGCCCCAATACGCCGCCGGTCAGCACGGTTGATGACACGATCATTGAGCGCGATACCGAGAGCGCCTCACACGGCAACACCCAATACCGCAATACGCAGTACATGCTTGGCGGCACGGCGCAAACCGCCAGCCTCACCAACACCCGTCAGGGTGACGGCAAGTTGACCGCGTTCGCGATGGACTACGCGTTGGCGAGCGCGCCCACGATCACGCTCAACGGCGGCGCGCAGACCGTGGGCTATCTGGGCAAAGACAGTGGGAAGAATTGGTACTGGCAGCAAGGCTCAAACTTCATCACCCAGGACAGCGGGGGAACGAAGCTCATTTCCACCGACACGCTGAGCGTGACGTATGTGGGCCAGTACGACAACATCACCATCGCGCAGGACGCGGGCGGCGTGGCGGACAGGCAGGCGCGGGAGGGCGGCTACACTAGCGGCATTGTGGAGGCGGTGGCCACCGATACCACGCTCACCACGACCTCCGATGGCTTCGCCGCCGCCGCTGGCTATCTGGCGCGCTACAGCCAGGATACGCAAACGCTCGATTTCATGACCATCACGGCGGGCTTCCTGCCCGGTCAGGCGGTGACGGTCAACATCCCCGGCTTGAATCTCAACAGCGTGGCGATGGTGATTGAATCCGTAACGGTCAGTGATAGCGGCCCCATCGGCGCGGAGGTGGCGCAGCTTTACTACACCGTCAAGGCCGTCGCTGGCCCGCTCAGCCAGCGCGGCGCGCGGTTCTGGAAAGCCCTGGCGCAACAGGCGCGGCAAATCCAGATTGACAGTATCAACGTCGGGACAAGCGGGCTGGTGAGCATCCTGCAATCCGGTACCGTCACGTGGACATGGACGGTCACAGGCAATGCCACCGTCCGCACGCTGCAATTTCCCAGCGCGACGCTCTACCCTAGCGCGACGTTGTACCCCGGTGGAACGGCAGGGACTCCTACGGCTATCACATGGACAAAAACGCAAGCGGCCTTGAACGCGCTGCGCGACGCGCTCTCTGGCGTGGGCGCGGCCCCAGCCGCCGCCTACATCGCCTGGGGCACGGGCACACAGGGCACGCCCGCCACCGCCACGCACCTGGCCAATGAGGTGGGGCGCAAGGCCATCCTGCCGATTACCAATGGGGCCAGCGTCGGTGAGGAGATCATTAGCGGCTACATCGGGCCGACTGACGCGGTGGGTGTGGCGATCACCGAAGTGGCCTTCTTCGGCGGCGCATCCGCCAGTGGGACGGCCAATAGCGGAACGATGCTGCTCTACGGCCTCTACTCGCACACCCACACCAATGCTGAGAGCATCACCGTAACCGCTGATTCCACCTTTAGCTAATCAGGGATAACCAGGGAGGGCATGCGCCATATGACGGTCGTGACCTGGCAAGACTCGCCATCTACCGCCACACCAGTGGACGCGGCGGAACTCAACGCGGCCTTCGCGGGCTGTATGCAAGCCGATGGCACCGTGACCGCCACCGCGACACAGAAAATCAGCGTCACGATGAGCGGCGCCAATAAGGTCGTACAGCAGTGGATCGCCACCGATGGCAAGACCTACGGGCTGGTGTTGACCACCACGAATGGCCTGCGCATCTCAAATATCACCGATAACGTCATCATCGCGGAGTTCGGCCCCGGCGCGGGCGCCATGACGCTCAACGGCGCGACTGTGCCAACCGTGGGCGCGCACAGCACAAGCGCCTTCACGCTCTCAGCGGGCGCGGGCGCGCCTGCCACGCTGGCGACGGGCGAGATTTACTTCCAACTCAGCTAGCGGTGTGAGGCGGTGGCGCGATGAGTACTGGCCCGTCCTTCTACATCAACGCGCCCGTCAGTGGCACGCAGTATTGGTCGCCGATGGGCTACGGCTGTATCCCGTCCAATGGCTCTACCCTGACCTGTGTGGTCAAGGCGTGGAGTGGCAGCAACGGCACGGGCCATCTTGTCACCACCACGACGCTGACGGCCTACGCCTGGGATCAAACGAGCAACACCGCCAAGACGAGCTTCACCGGCTCAGGCAATAACAGCGTCCAGACTTCGACAACCAGCTTCAATGGCTCCGACTGGTGTAAGCCATCGGGCAAATACACGGGTAGCGGCGTCGGCTCGCTGGAGATGTACCTCGTCTATAGCGGCGCGGCGTTTGTGCCAACCGGCATCACGTTCACGCCCGCGCAGGGCAGCGCCGGTACCAGCGTCGCGCTCAGTGGCTCGCACTTCACCGACGCGACGGTGGTCAGATTCAACGGCACGGCGGCCAGCTTCACCGTCAACAGCGACACCTCGATTACGGCTACCGTGCCCAGCGGCGCGACGGCTGGCCCCATCAGCGTAGGCAACCAGTCAGGCACCGGCACATCCAGCGCGTCATTTGAGCCGGGGGCCATTTGGGACGGCACAGGCGGCGTGACACAGCCCGTCGCCATCTGGACAAACAACGGCGCGGGGCCGGTGCAGATCGTCGGCGTGTGGGCGCCGGA